TCTGACTGACATGCCGAGACACGCTGCTTCCGCGACCCGAGGCCTCATCAAACGTCACCGCGACGACTGTGCGACCCGTCGATACCTCGACCGCTGCGACTGCCCCTGGCGCGGGAAGTATCGCGCGCACGAGGTCCTGCTGGCGAAGTGGGCCGGGCAGCCCGTCAAACCGCGCGACGCGGGCGCCGCCGTCACCGTGCTGCGGCGGATGCAGGCCGCGGTCGACGCCGGCGAGTTCGACCCCAACGGCGAACGCGCCCCGCTCGGCGACGACACGAGCCTGCGCGCGTTCATCACCGAGTACAAGTCGCGGTACGCCGAGAAGCACGACCTCTCGCAGGCCAGCCTCTACCCGATGCTCGACGTGATTGCGCGCGGGCGCCTCGGCGGCCTGACCCTCGAGGAGCTCGCCGGCAACCCGTCGACGATCGAGGACTGGCTCGACGCGCCCGAGAAGGACCCGAAGGGGCGCGCGCGGACGTGGAGCGCGAAGACCTACAACGCCTACCACGGGCTGCTGCACACCCTCTGCGAGCGCGCGACCGTCTGGACGGTCAAGGGCGTGGCCCGCATGGCGCACAACCCGATGAAGGCGATCGACTGCAAGGTGGCGGCGCAGCCCGGGCACTTCCGCGAGCGGCATCTCGACGAGGACGTCGAGGATCGGTTGTTCGCGGCGTGCGACACGTTGAACCGGCCGGCGCACCCGACCACCAAGGCGAAGCTGACGCAGGCGATCGCCGACGACATCCGCACCCGCCTCGCCGCCGGCGAGCTCGGGGTCGCGGTCGCCCGGCGCTACGCCATCTCCCCCGCGGTGGTGTCGTCCATCAAGCACGGCGACATCTGGAACCCCGAGCGCGTGGTCGGCACCAAGGGCACCGAGATGCGCCGGCGCCTGGTCGCGGCCTTCGACGCCGGCCTGCGCGCGGGCGAGATGCTGCAGATCACGCTGGCGCACGTCAACTGGCGGCTGCAGCGCGTGCGGCGCGAGGACGGCACCGAGCTCGCCGGCTACCAGCTGGCGCTGCCGCCCGAGCTCACCAAGGGCGGCAAGCGCACGGGCGAGACGCAGTACGTGTTCGTCGCGACCGAGCGCGGCAAGGCGATGCTCGAGGCCCGGCGGTTTCAGCTGAAGAACAACAAGCCGACGCAGCAGTTCGTCTTCGGCGACGAGGCGGGCCGCCAGGTGAAAGGGTTCCGGCGGATGTGGCGCGAGCTGTTCGAGCTGGCCGGCCTGACCTGGGGGCGGGACCACGGGGTCGTGTGGCACACCATCCGGCACGAGTACATCTCCCGGGTGGCCGAGCTCACCGACCCGGTGATCGCGCAACAGCTCGCGCGGCACGCCAACCTGGCGACGACCGAGCTCTACTTCAACACCCGTCGCGACAGGCAGCTGTCGGCCGCTGCTGGCCTCAGTCGGCGGTAATATGCCGGCCAAAATCGTGAAGCCATCGTGAAGCCAAACCCGCAAATGTGCGATTGGCGTGGGGCTTCGGCCCCCTGGACGGTCGGTTCGGGACCGAGGGGTCGCAGGTTCAAATCCTGCCGCCCCGACCACACTTCCCGCAAAATCCTAAGAAATCCTAACCTTTCGACGCGGTGCCTACCGGCAGCTACCTGCTGCTGTAGGCCACTATCCGGCCAAAATCGTGAAGCCATCGTGAAGCCGGAGGAGCCCTCCATCCGGCTCGACGGATGTGAGGCGCAGGCGTCGTGAGCACCGCCGCGACCCTCGCCGCCAATGCCCGTGCCACCGAGCAGCGGGTCGTTGCCTTCTTTGCCGCGCGCGGCTTGCGTCCCTCGCCCCGGGCGTACGGGGCGTGCGCCCGCGTCGTCGCGGGCCGGCGCTGCGGGCTGAGCTCGGGGACGTACTCGTGTGAGTGCCAGCAGTTCCACCGGCTGTTCGATCACGGCCGGACCTGGCTCGACCCCGCCGGTCATCGTGTGATCTCTGGTGAGCCGTACGGGATCGACGACGAGGTCCTGCGGCGCTTTCAACAGCAGGTGGCTGACCCCTTGGACCTCGTCGTCAGCACAGAACCCAACTCTCCCTGGTTCCCGGGCCACACGTCCCTCGTGCTCGTGCAGCGGAGGACCTCGACCGCAAAGGAGCACGTTATGAGGATCGTTCCACCGTCCGCACCGCCGAAGCCACCGCGGCTCCAGATGGAGCAACGGCAGATTTACGAGGCTCTGGGGGCCGCGCGCGAGCACGGCCACGTCATAGAGGTCGAGTTTTATTGTGAGCGGCCGGCTTGTGCAGCCCGCGAGATTCGCGTCACGTTGAAGGACCACGACAGCAACCTGGTCCCCCACATGGCCCACCACGTCGTGGCCTGCCCGATCTGCAGCCATCCCGTCAAAGTGCATTGGGTCCGAAGCGCCCACGACCAGGCGCGACACGACGAGGCCCTTGCCCGTAGCAGCGTGAACACGCAGATGTTCCTGCGGGATCTCCCGCCTGACGAGCTCGGGGCGGTGCCCGCGAGCGTGCTGTGCGACGAGCGACTACCGCCAACCCCGCCAGGGTGGTTTGATGACGCGCCACCACCCGAGCCGAAACCCACGCGCGTATTCCGATCGAAATCGAGGACCGAATGATGCGAGGCGATGTCCGTTTCCACCACGAGGGCGACAAGTTCGCCATCTCCACCAACACCGACACCGAGCGCGACTTCCTCGATGGCGTCGCGTCGGCGCTCGCCGAGCTCAAGCCAGGTGCGGAGGAGCTGGCGCGCTGGCTGCCCCTCGTCGTCGACATCTCCGCGAAGCACCGCGGCTACAAGGCCGACGTGGTCGAGCGGCGCCTGCTGGTCGCCGGCGCCTGGCTGCCGAGCGACACGGCGTCGATCGTCGCCGGCAGCCGCGTCACCGAGGAGGCAGCGACCAGCGGGCTCGGGCCCCTGGCGCTGGCCGAGGTCTGATGTCGACTGAGGGGACGAGCTCGTGACCACGGGCTGCGTCTTCTGCGGCGAGCCCTACGAGGGCAGCCTGGCCGAGCATCTCGAGAAGCACTGCGATGGGAAGCAGGGCCACATCGAGGCGCGCATCGAGGCGCGCGACCTGGCCGACGCGCCGGAGTCGCGCGCCCGGCACACGGACCCTGAGACGTCGCACGCCGCGGCGGCGTGTGTGAACGAGCTGAAGATCGACAGGCGGATTGTGGCCGCGCTCAAGGCGATCGCGCCGGCGAGCTCGGAAGGGGTGAGTGAGTACACGGGGCTGCGGTTGGTCGTGGTGTCGCCCCGCTTCAAGCCGCTCGAAAGCATCGGGCTCGTCTACCGCGCGACGAAGGTCCGCAACCGCAGCGGACATTGGGCGATCGGGTGGGCGCTGACGGACAAGGCCTCGTGAAATGATAGCTACTTGACAATCATATGATTCACTGATAACCTCCGCGGCGGAGGTTTGGTGATGGCAACGAGAGAGAGCGGAAAGATGAAGGCTTACGTCGGGCAGACGCGCGCGGCCGTGCTCATCGACGAGCTCGCCGGCGCGGGCATCGGCGAGTGCGTGTGCCGCGGAGAGTTTCCCCCGCGGCGGTCGTTCTCGTGGTTCTACGACAACGGCGCGTTCAGCGACTTCAAGGCGGGCCGGCCGTTCGCCGTCGCGAAGTTCTGGCGCGAGCTCGCGCACATGGTCGACGTGGTCGAGCTGCAGGGGCACACCCTGCCCGACTTCGTCGTGCTGCCTGACCTGGTCGCCGGCGGCTGCGCGTCGCTGACCGAGTCGGCCAGCTGGCTCGAGGTCGTGCGCGGCTACGCGGCGCGCGGCGTGCGGTTCTACGTCGCGGTGCAGGACGGCATGACCGCGGCCGACGTCGAGGGGTTCCTCGAGCTCGCCGGCGACCTGGTGAGCGGCTTGTTCGTCGGGGGCTCCCTGCCCTGGAAGCTCGAGACAGGCGCCGCCTGGGTCACCCTGGCGCACGCGCGCGGCCTTCTGTGCCACGTCGGGCGCGTCGGCACCGCGGCGCGCGTGCAGTGGGCGCTCCGCATCGGTGCGGATTCGATCGACAGCTCGCTGCCGCTGTGGAGCTCGGCCAAGCTCGGCATCTTCCTCGAGGCGCTCCGCGGTCGGACGCGCTTCGGGCTGCAGGAGGTGGCGTGATGACGCGCACCTACCCGACGATCGACCTGGCGGTGCGCGCGTTCGTGCGGCACGGCAAGAAGAAGGGGTTTGTGCGGGTGCTCGGCGGCGGCTGGTGGCAGGTGCAGGCCGGCCGGTCGTTCGCCTGGCGGGCGCAGGGGTTCGCGGACCTGCGTCGCAAGCTGCTGGCGCACTCGGTGCTGATGCAGCACCCGGGCGGGTCGGCGACGTTCACCGAGCCCGTCGTCAAGGCGGCGACGATCGGCGAGGTCGGCACGCTCGTGGTCGGCGAGCAGATGTTCCTGGCGCAGCTGCGGAGGCAACCATGATGCGGCAACGCTGCTACACGGCGCGGTTCACCCGGGGCACCGACGTGCGCGCGTTCACGGTGTTCGCCTGGAACAAGGACGACGCCTACGTCGCCGCGCTGCGGGAGCTCGAGGCCGTCGTCGCCGACGCCCGCGCGTGGGCCTACTACGGCGTGGAGCGTGCGCGATGAAGCTGCCGGTGCGACGTGAGAAGGCCGAGCAGGCGGCCGGCGTGCAGCTGCTGCGCAGCGCGTGCGGCGCGCACGTCTACGTGCTCGGGCATCCGCGGCCGGCGGGCGACCGCCCGAGCACGATGCAGACGCCCGGCTTGCCGGACGTGATCGCGTTCCTGCCGGTGCCGCGGACCTGGACGGTCGACGTGCCGATCGTGCTGGTGATGTGGGAGGCGAAATCGAGCCGGGGCCGGCTGCGCCCCGAGCAGACGACGTTCCTCGAGCTCTGCCAGGCCGCCGAGGTGCGCCACGTCGTCGGCGACCTCGACGCGCTCATCGCCTGGCTGATCGAGTACGGGTTCCTGCAGCGCGGCCAGGTGCCGCACTACCGGCTGCCGGCCGAGCCCGCGGCGGTGCAACCATGATGGCGAAGCGCGGCTACTCGCGCGCGTTCGCGCCGCACGGGTCGACGGGCAAGCGGTACCTGCTCGACCAGATCCCCGCCGGCCTCTGGGCGCGCGTGCGCGCGAAGGCCAAGGCCGACGGCGTCTCGCTACGGGCGCTCATCTTGCAGCTGCTCCAGGCCTGGGTCGACGCGCCGCCGCCGGCCTGAACCCACCCCACCCCTGCCAGGCTCCTCGGTCGTACGCGGTACGACCGAGCCCCCAATCCCTTGAATTAGGTAGTCACCGCCGGCCGTGACCTGTCCTGTCAGCCCGACCTCAACCGTGTAAATAGTTCCACGTGGAACAATAATTGTCAGTCGACTGACAAAACTTGTCACCGACGGTGTGTACCTGGTATACACTCGCCGGCGGCCGGTCGGTTGACACCACGTCCACATCGGTTGACATCGCGACAGGCGTTGTTCGTCGAGGCCTTCCTGGGCCCCGCCGCGGGCAACGCGACAAAGGCCGCCCTGGCGGCCGGTTACAGCCTCGCCGGCGCGCGCCAGGCCGGGCACAAGCTCCTGCAGAAGCCCCAAGTCGTCGCCAAATTGGGTGACACCAGGGACAAATTGGGGACGGCCGTCGCCGTCGCCGACGCGGCGCTGATTACGCACGGCGTGCTGACCGGCGACCAGGCGCTCGAGCGCCTGAGCCTCATCGCGCAGGCCGACATCACCGAGCTCCTCCCCAAGCAGCACCGCCTCCGCAAGCTCCCGCGGCAGCTGCGGCTCCTCATCAAATCCGTCAGGCCCACCGCGCACGGCGAGGTGCTCGAGGTGCATGACGCGATGCGCGCGACCGAGCTCCTGGCGCGCGCCGGCGGCAAGCTGAAGGAAACCATCCAGGTCGAGTCGCTCGAGGACGTGCTCGCACGGTCGTGGAAGTACCACCGGCCGGAGAGCGTGGCCTCGTGAGCGCCGACCTCGACGCGCGCGCGATCGCCGCCTGGCGCCTCGACCCCGTCGCCTTCGTCGTCGACAACTTCAACGTGCAGCCCGACCCGTGGCAGGTCGATGCGCTGCGCGCGTTCGCCAACCCCGCGATCCAACGCATCAGCCTGCAGGCGTGCGCCGGGCCCGGCAAGAGCGCGGTGCTGGCCTGGTGCCTGCTCAACTTCCTCGCGTGCTACGGCGACGCGGGCGATCACCCGAACGGCGCCGCCGTCTCCATCACGCAGCAGAACCTGCGCGACAACCTGTGGAAGGAGCTCGCGAAGTGGCACGCGCGCTCGGCGTACGTGAGCTCGCGCTTCACCTGGACCGCCGAGCGCATCTTCGCCAACGCGCACCCGTCGACGTGGTTCCTGTCGGCCAGGACCTGGCCCAAGACCGCGAGCCCGGACGAGCAGGGCAAGACCCTCTCGGGGCTGCACGGGCGCTTCGTCATGGCGGTCGTCGACGAGTCAGGCGCCATCCCCACGACCGTGCAACGCGCCGCCGAGCAGGCGCTCGCGACCGGCCCGCAATTCGGAAAAATCATGCAGGCCGGCAACACGCTGACCCTCGACGGGATGCTGTACGCGGCGGCCTCGAGCCTGCGCGACCAGTGGTTCGTCGTGCGCGTGACCGGCGACCCTGACGACCCGAAGGCCTGGGTCCACAGCCCCCGCGTCGGGCCCGAGCCGGCCAAGTGGGCCGCCACGCAGATCGCCGCCTACGGTCGGGACAACCCGTGGGTGATGGCCTACATCCTCGGGCTGTTCCCGCCGGCCAGCATCAACGCGCTCCTGGGCGTCGACGAGGTCGAGGAGGCGATGGCCCGGCACCTGGCGCCGGATGCCTTCGAGTGGGCGCAGAAGCGCCTGGGCGTCGACGTCGCGCGCTACGGCGACGACCGGACCGTCATCTTCCCGCGCCAGGGCATGGCCGCCTTCCAGCCGATCGTGCTGCGGCACGGGCGGGGCAGCGCGGTGTCGGTCGACATCGCGACGCGCGTGATGAACGCGAAGGTGAAGTGGGGCGCCGAGGCCGAGTTCTTCGACGCCACCGGTGGGTGGGCAGCCGGCGCGGTCGACGTCCTGCGGGCGCAGGGCTACACGCCGATCGACGTGCAATTCGCGGCGCCGAGCTACGACAACCGCTACGCCAACCGGCGAGCCGAAATCTGGTTCTCGATGGCCGAGTGGGTCAAGCGCGGCGCCGCGCTGCCCCCGATGCCCGAGCTCCTCAAGGAGCTCATCACCCCGACCTACACGTTCAAGAACGGCAAGCTGCTGCTCGAGGACAAGGACCTCATCAAGAAGCGCATCGGCACCTCGCCCGACCTGGCCGACGCGCTCGCGCTCACCTTCGGGATGCCGGAGATGCCCGGGGGCCTCGGCGCCCGCGCCGTCGGCCACGCGCTCACCGAGTTCGATCCGTTCCGCCCGCCGCAGGACAGCGACCAGTCCGGCGTCGGCCACGCGATCACCGAGTTCGACCCGAACGAGAGGTGAGCTGATGGCAACCGTTCTCGGTTCCGGCGTCACCGACCGCACCACCCCGGGTGTCGGCAACCGCGGCAGCGGCGCGCCGACCTCGAGCGCGACGAGCGCCGGCAAGGTCGACCCGATGGCGCTCATCAAGGAGGCCGAGCAGGGGCTCGCCGGCACGAGCGCGAACATCGACGTCGTCTTGTCGCGGCTGCAGGCCAAGGGCGTGTACGCCGCGCGCGCGACGCACGCCGGCGAGCTGCCGAGCGACGACAAGATCGTCCTGTCCGACGGCACGGTGGTCGACCTGATCGGCGGCAACCCGGGCGATCCGTTTGGCGCGCTGGTCATCGGCCCCGGCGCCTACGGCAACCGCCCGGTCATCGTGAACGGGAAGGTCGTCAAGTTCAACGACTGGCAATCGACCGTCCCCACCGGCTCCGCGACCTGGGACCCGATCGCCAACGGCGCGCCGGGCCCGTGGGGGGGCGGCAAGGGCCCCGCCACCCCGGGCCAGGACCAGCCGCCCGGGACGCCTCCGCCAGGCGCGCCGCCGGCGCCCAAGGGACCGAAGGCCCCCGACCAACCAGGCGACCCGCCCGACCTCCCGCCCAAGGGGCCGAAGCAGCGCGAGCCGGACCCACCCGGCGAGGGCAACGGCCCGCCGCCGGCGCCGGTGCCGCAGCCGAACCCGACCCCGGCGACCTCGCCGAACACGATGAACCTCTACTCGGCCGCCTACCAGGCCGCGCTGCGCGCGCGTCGCCGGAGCTCGGGCTCGGGGCGCTCGAGCACGGTGATGGCTGGCTTCGGCGGCGGCGGCGCCCCGAGCACGCAAACCGCGACGTTGTTGGGGAGGTAGCCGGATGGCCGCAGGACCGATCCCCGGCGCCGCCCCCGTTGACCCGGGCCAACGCCCGCCGCCGCTCACGAGCGCGAGCGATCGCATCAAGATGCGCGACCGCTACGAGACGCTCCGCTCCGCGCTGAAGCTCGAGCGCGCGACCTGGGACAGCCACTACAAGCTGCTCGCCGACTTCTTCGTCCCGCGGCGGCCGCGGTTCATGGTCACCGACCGCAACAAGGGCGACCGCCGCAACCAGCACCTGATCGACGCGACCGGCCGCATGGCGGTGCGGACGCTGCAGGCCGGGCTGCACGCCGGGCTCACCTCGCCGGCGCGCCCGTGGATGAAGCTGTCGACGCCGTCGCCCGACCTGAACAAACGGCCGGCGGTGAAGCAGTGGCTGTTCGACGTGCGCGATCGCATGTTGTCGGTGTTCGAGCTCTCGAACGTCTACAACGCGCTGCCCCTGCTGTACGGCGACCTCGGCGTCTTCGGCACGTCGGCGATGACGATCCTCGAGGACGACCACGACCTGTTCCGCGCGTTCGTCCCGCCGATCGGCAGCTACGCGATCGCCTGCGACGCGCAGGGCCGGGTCAACACCTACTGCTACGACACCATCCTGAGCGTGCGGCAGCTGGTGATGGAGTACGCCGGCCTGAGCCCGTACCGCCCGCACGACCCCATCGACTGGTCGATGTTCTCCACGCACGTCAAGGACCTCTGGGACCGCGGCGTGTACGAAGCGCCGATCGAGGTGTCGTGGATCGTCGAGCCGAACGTCGACCAGGACGCCAGCCGCGTCGACTACCTCGCGATGCCGTACCGCTCGTGTCACTTCGAGCGCGGCGCGCCCGTCGCGCACGGTCGGCTGCTGCGCGAGGGCGGCTTCCAACAATTCCCCGTGATGTGTCCGCGGTGGGACGTCACCGGCAACGACTACTACGGCACCGACTGCCCGGGCATGACGGCGCTCGGCGACGTGATGGGGCTGCAGACGATGCAGCGCAAGAAGGGCCAGGCCGTCGAGAAGCTGATCAACCCGCCCGTGATGGCGCCGACGCACCTCCGCACGCAGAAGACCTCACTGCTCCCGGGCGACATCACCTACGTCGACGTGCGCGAAGGGCAGCAGGGGATCAAGCCGGTCCACGAGATTCGGATGACCCTGCAGGATTTTCGGCAGGACATCCTGCAGACGCAGGCGATCGTGCAGCAGGCGTTCTTCGTCGACCTGTTCCGCATGATGACGCAGCTCGACGAGCGCGGCGGCGTGCAACCGATCACCGCGGCCGAGGTCAACGAGCGCCGCGAAGAAAAGCTGCTCGCGCTCGGCCCCGTGCTCGAGCGCACCAACGACGAGCTCCTCGACCCGTTCATCGATCGCGTGTTCGCGCTGATGGCGCGGCACGAGGGGATGATTCCGCCGGCGCCGCCCGAGCTCGCCGGCGTGCAGCTGCGCGTCGAGTACACGTCGATCATGGCGCAGGCCCAGAAGCTCGTGGGCGTCGTCGCGCTCGATCGCTTCCTTCAGGCCACCGGCTCGATGGCCGGCATCTGGCCCGAGGCCACGCTCAAGGTCAAACCGTTCACCGCGGTCGACGAATACCAGGACGCGCTCGGCGTGGACCCCGACCTGGTCCGCACGGACGAGGAAGCCGGCGCGATCATGGACGCCCGCCAGAAGGCGCAGCAGCAGGCGCAGGCGCCCGAGTCGCTGCAGCGCACCGCGGCCGGCGTCAAGAGTCTCGCCCAGGCGCCCACCGGTGGGCCCAACAACGAAAGCGCGCTGTCGCAGCTCCTCGCGGGCGTGCAGGGCGCCCCGGGCGGCAGCGGCCCCGCGCCGGCGTAACCAATGGCCCGCAACGAGCCCGGCCCCCCCAACGCGGCGAACGTCGCCGATCAGCGCGCGCTCGAGAAGGGCGCCAAGCGTCGGCGCCGGCTCGAGCTCGAGGACCTGCGCGCGGTGCTCGGCACGGGCGAAGGGCGCCGAACGATCTGGCGCGTGCTCACCCAGGCCGGCGCGTTCAAGAGCGTGTTCAACCCCGAGGCGGCGGTCATGGCGTACCAGGCGGGTCAGCAGGACCTCGGGCACTGGCTGCTCGCCGAGCTCGCCGAGCTCGACCCCGCCGCCGTGTTCCGCCTGGCCGAAGAAGCGCGCGGCCGCGAGCGCAAGGAGCTCGAGGTCGACGACGCGATGCGGGTGGAGTTCGCCGGCGACTACGCCCGCGAGGGAGCTGACACATGAAACCGTTGATCGCGTACCCGTTCTTCGCCCCCGAGCCCGCCGTCGCGGACCCGCCGCCGGCTGCGCCGGCCGCACCTGTCGTACCTGTGCCTGCCGCATCAGCGGCGCCGGGTCCAGCTGCGCCGGCCGCGGCGCCGGCCGCGCCACCGGTTGCACCTGCGGCCGCCGACATTCCCCCGGCGGGCGCGGTGCCGGTGGCGCCCGCGCCGGCGGGCCCGGTCGTGCCGGAGGTCTACACGCTCGCCCTTCCGGCGAACACGCTCTTCACGCAGCTCGACGTCGATGCGACGGCCGCCGAAGCGAAGGCCATGCAGCTGACACAACAGCAGGCACAGGCGCTTCTTCAGGTGCGCTCGGACAGCCTCCGAGCCCAGGCCGACACGTACCTCGCCGAGACAAAGGCCGACCCCGAGGTGGGCGGCGCCAAGTTTGAGACGAGCGTCGCCGACGCCGTGCGCGGCCGCGATGCGTTGTTTCCACCTGGATCGAAAGGGGCGGATCTGATCCGTCACCTCCTCGACGTGACCGGCTTCGGCAACCACGTCGAGTTCATTCGCGGCTTCGCTCGCATCGGTCGCAGCGCGCGCGAGGACCGCGCGCCTGGCGGCGGCGGCGGCGCAGTCGCACCACCCAACGAAACCCTCGAGCAGCGCGCCGCGCGGCAGTTCTACCCGACGAACGCGCCGCCCGCGCAGTAGGAGTACACCATGGCAGCACTTGGCACGGGCGCCTTGACCCTCGCGGATTGGGGCAAACGCCTCGACCCCGACGGCAAGATCGCCACCGTCTGCGAGCTCTTGGCCCAGACCAACGAGCTCCTGACGGACATGAAGTGGATCGAAGGCAACCTCCCGACCGGACACCGCTCGACCGTCCGCACCGGGCTCCCCTCCGTCACCTGGCGCCGCATCAACAACGGCGTGACGCCGAGCAAATCGACGACCGCGCAGATCGACGAGAACGCCGGCATCCTCGAGGCCTGGTCCGAAGTGGACAAGGACCTCGCCGAGCTGAACGGCGACATCGCGGCGTTCCGCTTGTCGGAGGCGCGCGCGTTCCTCGAGGCCATGAACCAGCAGATGGCCGCGGTCGTGTTCTACGGCAACCAGGGCCTGACGCCGGAGGAGTTCAACGGTCTCGCGCCGCGCTACGCGGACTCGACGCTCGGCAACGGCGCGAACATCATCAAGGCCGGCGGCGCCGGCAACGACATGATGTCGATCTGGCTCGTGGTGTGGGGCGACCAAACCTGCCACGGGATCTTCCCGAAGGGCAGCAAGGCCGGCATCATCCACGAGGACTTCGGCGAGCAGACCGTCGTCGTGGGCACCGGCATCGGCGGCGCGCGGATGCGCGCGTACCAGGAGCGGTTCCAGTGGAAGGCCGGGATCGCGGTCAAGGACTGGCGCTACGTCGTCCGCATTTGCAACATCGACACGAGCCTGCTCATCGCGGACTCGACGCCCTTCTCAGCGGACCTCCTCAAGCTGATGGCGAAGGCCTGGCACCGCATCCCCACGCACGGGATGGGCACGGCGGTGTTCTACGCGAACCGGACGATCGGGCAGTGGCTCGACATCCAGGCGCGCGCGTCGGTCACGACCGGCGGGCAACTCGGCTACGACGTGGTCGACGGCAAACCGATCACCACGTTCCGCGGCATCCCGATCCGACGCTGCGACGCGCTCCTCGAAACCGAAGCGGCCGTGCCGTAGACCGACGGTCACACGAACCGGAAACCAGAAGGAGAACCCCATGTATGTAGATGCTCTCCTCGTCGTGTCCGACGGTCAGCAGATCACTGCGACCGCCGTCTCGACGAGCTCGATCGACCTCGGCAACGTGACGCCCAAGCGGCAGATCGGCGACGGCGAGCCGATGGGCTTCAAGGGCCACGTCAAGGCCAACGGCGTGACCACCGGCAGCGTGGTGGTCAACGCGATCTCGAGCGCCGCGGCGGCGCTCAGCGCGCCGACCGTCATCGGCTCCGTCTCCCTCGCCACCGCCGACCTGCTCGCCGGCGGCGAGTTCTTCGTGTTCATCAGCGACGGCTTCCCCAAGCAGCAGTTCATCGGGCTGCAGTACGTCGTCACGGGCACGGTCGACTCGACCATCCAGGCCGAGCTCGCGCTCGACTCGATGGCGGGCGGCAAGCCGGTCAGCTACGCGAAGGCGTTCACGGTCACCGGGTAATTCAGCAGTGGGCCCCACAGCCGGCGAGCTCGAGGTGCTCGCCGGCTGGTATCTCCCGCAGTCAACGCAAGCGAGGCACACATGACGAAACCGAAAGTGCCGGGCGCCGGCCCGACGGCCGACGAGCAACCGCGGCAGCAACCGACCAACGCGCCAGCCATCAAGGTGCGCGCGATCCGCGAGGGCTACTACGAGCACCTCCGGCGCTTCCCGGGCGACATCTTTGAAATCCGCGGGGACCGCTACCCGGCCGACGTCGTGCGGCAGATCGGCGCGGCCGACGGCCGCGGCACCGTGCCGTTCACCCTGCACAAGGCCGGCGAGGTGATCGAGTTCTCGGAGACGTGGATGGAGCTCGTCACCGACCAGAGTCTGCCGCTGAACCAGCGCACCGCGCAGCAGATGCTGACCGAGGAGCACGACAACCTCCTGCGCGATCGCATCGGGACCTCGACCGGCAATCAGAACCCGCTCGGCTGACGATGCCGTCGAACACGACGCCGGCGACGGCCCAGGACCTGGGGACGTTTCCGTTCGCGACGTTCACCGCGAGCGTGGTCGGGACGTCGGCGCCGTACTACGAGGTGTGGTTCAAGTTCACGCCGACGGCGACCCAGACGCTCGGGCTCAACATCCACGCGCCGATCGCGGGGAACTACTGGCCGGAGAGCACGCTGTGGACCGGCACGCCGCCCGCCGCGCTCACGCCCTATCCGACCGTGCAGGTCGACGCCATCAACTCCGCGGCGGTGTTTCCGGTGGTCGCCGGGGTCACCATCTACGTGCGCGTGCGCCAGGCGAACACCGGGCTCGGCATCGACGGCCCGATGTCGCTGACGGGCTTCGTCGCGCCCAACATCGCGCCGGCCGGCACCGTGATCGCGATCCCTGACGCGGACATGGGGTTCTGGGGCGCGGAGCTCACCGCGGCGGTGGGCGGCGTCTCGCGCTACAACCCCGCGATGCCTGTCTCCGAGTGGGGGGACATGCTCGTGCTCGGCGGCCGCACGGCCCTCAATCCGAAGCCGACGATCACGGACATCACAATCTACGACGACCCGCTCGGCGCCTGGTGCCGCGTCGCGACGATC